ACAAGAAGGGCAATGATGCAGCACCCGATTACTCTGGGCCAGTTGGTGAAGAGAAACGTATTGCTGGATGGAGGCGCATGAAAGATGGTAAACCTTATATGTCTTTTCAAATAAGCGACAAGCAACAAGGCCAACAATCTGCATCTTCCTCCTTGCCAGAAGATAGCATTCCGTTCTAAGCTAGGCTTAGTTCTCCAGAGGGACGATCTGCCCTCCTCACAACTGCCCCGCTTAGTCAGAACACTCTGCATAGCGGGGCTTTTTTTTACTCAAAAGGAAACAGCATGGAAACATGGAAGCAAATGGAAGCTCGGCATCGCCGTGAAAAACTAGAGCTAGTAACTAAACTGGCGAAATCTCGCTGCACTCAAACACAAGCAGCAAAAATCCTTGACGTAAAACTAACTGGTCTGAATAATTTTATTCACCGCAATGACATATTCTGGCCAGTAATAGAACAAGGAAAAAGGCAATGAAGATACACCGCGCGCATGAAGTGGAGTTAGACTTCCTTAAACGCAGAGTTGATACGCTAATCAATGAAGAAAACAGAACTGACTCACATCCAAATGTAAAACAAGATCTATGGGCGGCGCGTTCTGAGTTAAATCAATTTGTAAACAAATTAAGAAATGAGGGCTATTACATATGACTGAAGACCAATTGCGAGAAGCAATGCTTAAAGACGCAAAAGAAGTTAATAAAAGAGCCAAGCAAAGAGATGGCCAAAACCAAAACTTAAAACAAAACTTAGCTGTTGATTATAATATGGGTGGCAGAGATGCCAAACCAGAAACAAGAGAAATAATCAAACTGGCTTTAGAAGGCAAAGACAAGGACTCTATATGCAGACGCATGTCTTTCTTAGGATACAGTCGCGCTAAAACTTTAAAGACTTTATCTCGTCACTCAGGTAAATTCGTGAGGCCAGCAAGTTAATTATCCAAGAACCGACGAAGCTTTAGGTTAAAATTTATGCTGACCCCAAAGCTTTATATCATTAGTTCAAAGTGAGGGCCATCGATAAATGGCCTTCGCCCCTGACTTCTACGTAAATCAACGTAGGCATTCATTGCTTCTTCCATAGTGCCATCCCATTTGCGGATGTCATCTATATGCCAAGCTGCTCCCCAGCGCACACTTACCCCAGCAGCATTAGCACCTTCCTTCATAGCGTCAGCCAAATCGTCATACAGATTAAGCTCCCAAGAACCACGGCCCTCAATGTAAGCCATCAGATCAACAGCCAATCCATCCAAATGCTTTGACTTCATGGTTTGGCTAGCGCCCTTAGCTACTAATGCTTTCTGCATTTCAAGAGTACGCATACCCTGAATTACTCCAAAGTCTGTTTTCGTTGCAGTAATTGCAAACTTAACTACAGAAATCATACGCTCGTCTATGCCTTCCATTCTATCAAGGCTGCGTTGCGATAATTTAAAACTCATTTCTTTAATCCCTTCATTGTACGAATCCCAAAGCTTGCAGCTATTGAAGCATACATTCCCCACTGCACCCAGAGCGGTGTAGTTTCCAAGTTAGCAAACCCTTCAGCCATTACATCCTGCATAGAAGGAATGAAGTTCATGCAAAGAATAGCTACAAAAACTATAGTCCATAGCTCATCCTTCCAAGAATCTTTTGAAGCTTCGATAGCTGACTGCTCCCAGTCCATCTCACCAGTAGCTTGCTTGAGTTTGATCTCCGCATTAGCCTTCTGGACAGCAGTCTTACCGTCCAAGTAACTGGTTGCCAGCCCACCTAATGCACCTACAATCTGACCAATCATTTCTCATGTCCTACCCATACTGCAAAAGCACCTGTCAGCGCGCCTGTAACCGTTGCTGTAAGCGCGGTAGCCTGTGTGCTGACCACATCCTGCGGCAAAGACATAAACCATTCTATAACGCGAATATACATAATGGTCATAACAAGCATCATAATCCGTGGCAGTATCTTCCATGCCAATATCTTTTCCATAGCTATAGTCATATCTAAACCTCTATGTTTATGTTCGTTCCCTGTGGTCTATCAGCAGTGGTCTTAGTGCCAAACCTATCATAACCTTTGCCTAAATCCAACTTCTGTTCTCTGAGAGCTTCTAAGTGAGTGTGGTTAGCCCTGTGTTCTTTAGCTACTCTCTGCTCTGTTAGGTGCGCCTCGATACGCTCACGAGTTTGTGTTTGCTGATGAACATCACTGCCAACATTAAAGGGTAAAGATCCAATGCCGCTAACACCATCAGACATTACCGCCTCACTGCTATCCAAACAAAACCAAACAATGCGCCAACGCAAAGAAGAAACAAGAAGATGCCAGCAGCCCACGCAATAACAGCTTCTTTACGCTCGATACGCTTGTACTCTGCATCTTTTTGTTTCTGACGTATTTCATTCTCTATACGAATAAGCTCTTGCCAAGCAGAAGGGCCAAGCGTTTCACTAATCATCTTACGCAAATCATCGCGCATATTCTCACGCTGCTTCTTCTGAACAAACAATTCCATTGCTTGCTGCTCAACATTACCAAAGCTCTGATACCACTTAGGGTTCTCGACTCTCTTAGCTGCAAAATCAAAGTCAGAGATAGCCTTAGACCACCGGCCTAAATCACCAGCCATGCCTTCAAGATCTCGCCCAATCTGACAGCCTTTTTTAATTGCATTAAACGCAGCACCAGCGGCCATAATTGCAGTAGCAGGATCTATCATGTGTCCTTACCAACCTTAATGTAAGAAAAACACGGTGCTTTATACGGTACACGAATTGTATATGGATAATATTTATAAATCCCAGAAGGGCAGCGATATATACAAGCAGTATAAAGATGACCGTAAGTCATCACGCCCACCGCTATGCTGGTGAGCGAACAGAGCATTAGCCCATCATGTTCATTCGTAAAAGCAAAGCAATAATGAATGCACTCGTTGCAATCATAATAGCTTCAAGGCGCTTTACGCGATTAAACAAATCTTTGAATTGAATATCCATCTCAGTCTTCATAGCTATTAACTGTTTCTCAACAGCATCAATTCTATTGTGCGCGCTTGCTACTGTTTGTTTAGTCATAATTCACCTATGGCTTTGTAGGCCAGTCGCTATCAGAAAGATTGGGCCAGTTAGAATGAGAAGTAATATCTCGCAGAGCTTGACGGTACGTTGTCATTTCTGCGTTAAGAGTTACATCGGTTAGGGCAAAGTAATCTGTTTCAGCGAGTAGAGCATTTCGCTTTGCTCTGTTCTCAGAGGCAGCCCTATCGTTAGCACCTGCACCCCAAGTTGTTTTTTCAGCATTGAACGCAGAAATTTCTTCTGCCGACATATCAGTAAGTATTCCATCTACATATTTTTTCATTATGAACTCAAACCGTACAATGAGACGGTCCCCTCAGTTATTCCGTTTGTTGCTGCGGCAAACAGTTGTATGGAATTTCTTCCCTGTGCGCCCTTATACTCATCTGCAAATGTTGTATAACCTGAATCACTTGAAGTAGTTCTCGCATATGTACCTATAACAAAGCCAAATCTATTATTTGTAGTGGTTGCTCTCTCCAAATCACGAATATAAAAAAGTCCGTATATACCTTGATTTAATGGCCCACTAGTTAATTGAAAGGCAGTATTGGATGAGCCATAATTAGTACCAGTATCATACGTGCTACCTGTACCAAATCGCATGGATAAGTTTGACCCAGCTGTTGCAAGCCGAAAGTCCAAGGCATAACTTTTATAACCACTTACACTCGTAAACTCAATTGAAGTTACTGCACTGCTTACTGTAGTTGTTGATATTAAATTCCAAGCACCACCACCGCCGCCACCAGCAGCAGCCTCTAAGCTAATCTTCCCACCACTATTGTCATAGGTTAAAACATAGTTGTCTTGACCAGCGCCTACAGTCTGATCTGCATCAAACTTAAAGTTACCAACATTGACATCACCAGTTCCATTTGGATCAATAGTGACATCACCATTGGTATTTGTGCTTGAGATTGTATTACCGTTGATGTTAATGTTATCAACTTGCGCTTCTGTTACCGCGCTATTTGTTCCAAGCGTAACGCCATCAATAGCACCGCCATCAACATTAATTGCGCTGATTGCAGTTGTACCTTCTGTTTTTTCTATAGCGGTATTTATTTTTGTACGGACTGAGGAGCCGCTTTCACCGTCTGCAAATGTACCCATTATTAAGATCCTTTATGATTAGCTATCATTCCAAACATCGGTGTCAATCCAAACACCCGCATCATTCCAAGAACCCGTTCCAAGAATCCAAGCAGCAGCAGCAGCCGCATAAACCTTTAGTTGGTTTAATGATATGCCTATTCCAAGAAACATTAAAAAATTGAAACAATATTAGTTGCTGTAGTACCAGTGCTATAAACCCGCCTTACTCGAACAGGCAATATTGCACCAGCAGGAAGCGCATTGAATGTTACCGTATTGCCAGCAGAGGTATCTACTTTAACATTCCCAGCACCGCCAATATATAGCGCTCTAGCTGTATTAGTTAGATCCGAAGAATCGTTTGGTACAACGGCAACAGCATTTTCTGCTGGGTTGCTACCCCTAAGATTTGGTTCAACAGGCATGTCTATCTCCTACTTCGCTTAACTTCCGTTACCATAGTTATTAAATAATATCAAACTATCTTAATATCTTCCAAAACCAAGAGGAGCGTCAAGCTCACCCTCAATCATATTTGTGAACTCATTCATCTTACCTTTCCAAAACCACATTCGAGCAAAAGGCAAATTACGAATGATTTCTTTAGTGCCCTCACCAATATTGCCAGTAACTAAATCATAGGAACCGCGCGCAATATCAGTAGCAATACTAGGCCCAGCACCAAGCAAACCATTTGCAGCATCTAGCGCATCAGGCTTCTGAGGAAAACGAGGCTGAAGAACGCCACCAGTTATATTAGGCCCACTTAACGCCAAAGTGGTAGCCATACCTGTGTAAAACATGTCTGAATACAAAGCAGCAACACCTGAGTAATCAAAAGATCTAGCAAGCTGATCCTGAAAACTCATCTCTACGAAGTCAGGTGTTTTGTATTGCAGCACCATATAGCCCAAGCCCATAGATAATGCTGTGCCAATCCACTGGTTCTTTAGCTGCCCATGTCCATATGCCGCTGTAATCTTGTTTACCGCAGCTAAACTGTAGCTGTAGAACTGAAACGGTAGTCCAAGCAATCCGCTTTCAATTCGCGCATATCCCTTAAACTCTCTGTCCTCTTTCATGCCAAATTTCTCAGCAACACGCATAGGAATGTAGGCAATACCGTCAGTAATTATTGGCTTATCCGCAGGAGTACCCATCAAGATTGTATTCATAATTCCAGAGCTAAGAGCATTACGAAATGTACGCACAGTCTCAGGATTTACCCTTGCTTGTTTTTCTATCTCAGCAACAGCTAGATCATTGATTGCATTTTCGTAAGCGGCTTTGCTTTCTTTTTTTCTCATGTCAAAGCCCATATCTTTGGGCCTGTTGAGTGAGTGCATAATCTCATGCATCTTAATGAAAGTCACATAATCTTCTGGCGTATTGATGATACCTTTTTTAATAGGTTTAACGCCTTCAACGCGTGGGTTTTCCCAGCCGCGCTGTT